AATAGCGGGAAATGAATGCATAAGTACAGATATTATAGATTCCAAGCGATTTCTACAGTATCCCCTTTGATATATATCTGTTTTATTAGCTTTTGAACAATAGCTTGTCTTTCGGGAAATTCAGCCGTTAATAAATCGAGCGAGTACTGTTTTAAATCGTCTTCACTTATCATATTTGTCTTTTTCTTCTCTTGGGCTACTTTCTTCCTGGTGAGTTCTAACTTTTCTTCTTCTAATGCTTGAAATCTTTCAGCTAGCTTATTCTTATCCATTTTTTTAATGGTGTACAGATCAATTAATCGTCCTTCCTTGTCATCTATTTCTCTGAGTAATCTATCGTAGTCGACTAACTCCATTTCCTGATTAATAAAGGACTTATCAGTGATCATGTTGTTTATTCTATCCACTATTAAATCTTCTAAGTTTTTTGAGTTCCAATTTTTATTCGTACATTTCTCATCATATTCAGCGTGATACCTTCTTGCACGACACAAGTAATATCGGTACTTTTTTCCTCTGTCCGTACTGGTGAAAGTGACGTAATTTTCTCCGCAGCAACCACACGTTATTAATCCAGTAAAAAGACTTTCTTTTGCTTTATTCGCATTTCTGCCTTTGTTTCTTGTTAATAGCTCCTGGACTCTCTCAAACTGATCTTCAGAAATAATGGGTTCATGCTTACCAACATAATACTCACCTGCAAAACTCACATACCCGCAGTACAATCTATTGTGTAAAATATCATGATATCGACGGAACCTCCATACTTTGTATCCTAGTTCTTTTAATCGGTTCTGGACCTTAGTAATGGAGAGATATTGCTCGTATAAATCATATGCAAGTTTAATATGCTGCGCTTCATCTTTTTTTATTTCTAGGTTCCCGTTAACTCGAGCATACCCTGTAGGGTCGTAATCTCCTCCGGATGTTCTATATCCATTTTCAGCACGCTTAATATGACCCATTCTCATACGCTCTGCAATAGTCTCTCTTTCAAGTTGAGCGAATACAGATAAAATACCTATCATTGCTTTTCCGAACGGTGTGGAAGTGTCTAGCGTCTCTGTAATGGAAACAAAATCCACATTATTCTTTAAAAAATGTTCCTCTATTAAATCAAGTGTATCCCGTTGAGAGCGTGATAGCCTGTCCAACTTATAAACAACTACAGCATCTACTTTATTTACGTCTTGTAGCATTCTCTGCAGGCCTGGGCGGTCTGTATTGGATCCGGAATAACCAGGATCAATATAAACATCGTAAATGCCCCATCCTTTTGCCCTACAGTATGCTTCGATTCTTTCTTTTTGAGACTCAATACTGTAGTTTTCAACTTGTTCTTGGGTACTAACCCGGATATACACCGCCACCTGCATTATTTCTTCTTTCTTATCTTTCTTTTGACGGACCAACACAATTCCTCCTCCCTATACAAAAGGAGAGCCGTCGCTCTCCCCGATGATTAAACATCTAGCTAGAAATTTAATACTACTTTTTTTAATCTCCCAATGATAAAGCTTTCGTTGGTATTATCTACTATTCTAGGTGGGTATTTAGGATTTTCACTCTGAAGGACCAACTTGCCGTCGGAGTAGTAAACTCGTTTTAAGACTGCTTCGCCATCTAACCATACGGCCGCAATTTCTCCACTTTCTACTGTTGATTGCTTTCTGATAAGTAGTAAGTCTCCATCAAAGATTCTTGCGTTGATCATGCTGTCACCTTTAGCACGTAAGTAGAAATATTCTCCTCCATTTAACCAGGAATTGGGAGTATCCTCATAGCCTTCGATATCCTGGTAAGCAATAGCTCCATTTCCACAGCTTATCGCTCCTACGATTGGAAGCTTCACCATAGATTCAACCTTTTCTACACTTTCATCTGCAAATATTGCATCTATATCAACATTATATGCAGCTGATAATTCTCTTATTGTATCTAGGCTTGGTCTTCTTTTCTCATTCTCATAATGAGAATACGTCTGCTTGCTGACTCCAATCTTCTTTGCGACTTCTTCTTGGGTCCAGCCTTCTATCTTTCTAAGCTCTCTCAATTTTTCCCCGTACAATTTTTTCACCTCCTTATGACCTAATTTTAATTGATATAATAACAAATGTCAACTATGAGGCGACATTTTTATAAAAAAATTGTAATTTCTAAGTTGACATCAACATTTGGATGATTTATTATTAAGTCAACAGATAGGCGACATAAGAGAGGAAGTGATAAGATGTCTTCATCAAGCATAGTAGAAGCGAAAAGAAAGTTACTAAAGTTAACACAGGAAGAAATTGCAGCAGATCTGAAAATATCCAGACAGTACTACAACGCTATTGAGAATTTTAAAAGGGAGCCTTCTGTTGAGCTGGCTAAAAGGATAGCAGATAAGCTGGAGTTGGATTGGACCATTTTTTTTACTTCTGTAGTCAACAATTAGGCGACTTTTAAAAGGAGGGTAAACATGGAAATCAACGAAAAGCAGAAACGAAAAGAACAAATAATGAGAGAGATTGTAAAGGAGTTGCTATCTAAGCCTGCTCCCAAGAATAGGAGTTCCAAATGATTGAAGTTACATCTATGAAAGTAGGCGAATTTCCAGTAAATGTTCCTGTTGGGTTATCCAAGATGTTAGATGGTTGCTGGGTGAAGGAAAGAAAAATTCCAGCCATAGTAAACGAATACGAAAACAAGACGGTTCGAAGAAATGGTGAGTTAGTAACCATTCTGACGAAGAAAAAAGCATAAGCAATTTTGTTAATCGATGCGCTGTTAACCGAGCCAAAGACGGTGTTGTGTTGGTCCTTATAGCTAATAAGACGGTAGCTACGTCAATGGAAAAAGTTTTTGAGGCTGAATGGCCTTTCCTTTTTACCCATCATGTCGAAAAATGATGTCACTAAACAATGAGAGAAGGTGAAGTAATGGCAATCAGTAAATGTCTTGTCGACTATGTGTCGGACGGTGATTATTCAACATGGTTAGATAACGTAGAGTATTCAACAAATTTACGTGAGATTTTAACTGTTGAGGATATGCAAGAAAGTTACCTGAAAGGGGGTGAAGTAATTGGACAAGCGCAAACTACCGACTCCTGAAGAGTTGATGGAATTAAGCAATAAAGGCAAAGAAGAATTTAAACAAATTGTTCTTAACGGGAAAACTTTTAAAGAAATTATTGCCTGTATTGAAGAATCTGCTTTAAAAGGTTATACAGGATGGCAGAGAAAAATCTATAGCGATTCAGACCTTAGAGAACTTCGTGTTATTCGAGATTATCTGAATGAAAAAGGGTACATTTGCGGAATTAAGACTGAAAAGAAAGTAGGGGCATTGGGCCTTGCATATTACGAAAACTATTTTGTTGTGGATTGGAATGGAAAATAGGATCCTCACGCCAATAAGGATCCCAGGAAATTATGACTTATTAATAGTGTAGCACAAAATGGAGGTCAAGCAAATGACAGAAAAACAAATTGATTTACCATTATCGCGATTAGCTAATGGTGCCATACAGGAGAAATTAGATGGAGAGTTGGAAAAGATTTTTAATAATATCCATGATCCTAATACGAAAGCTGAAGACAAACGATCAGTAACAATCAAATTAGAGTTTGTCCCTGATGAAAATCGTCAGACGGTCAAATTAAATAGCAATATCTCTATTAAATTAGCAAATGTAAGAGACGTAGCAATGACGGTTCTTACTGGTAAGAATTTAACGAATGGAAAGGTAGAAGCAAAGGAATTGAAATCAACTATTCCTGGTCAAACTTACTTAGATCCTGATGATTTAACTCAAAAAACAGATATAGGCGAACCAATTGATGTAATCGAGCGTGAACAAAGCAGAAAAATTATTAATTTACAAGAAAACAGGGGGTAACAAAGATGATTAAAGAAGCCATTAAATACTTAGTAGATTATTTATCAATCAGACCGGATGAAAGATTTGTAGATATAGCGGATTCCAATGGAGTTAATCGCACGTTTGTTGTAGACGGAGAAGGAAAGTCAAAGGAAATTAAACCGATGATTGAGCGTGCTATGCAGCCATTACAAATTAATACTTTAACAGGATTGATTGGTTATATTAAAGCAAATCTCGAAAGAACTAACTCAAGTTTATTTTTACAAGTTTATGATGAGAAAACTGTATTTCTAAAAGGTGTTTTAGATGAAGAAGGAGAACGCGAAGTGCTCGTTGAGGTAAATGCGATTGTTCCTCATTTTGATTATGGATATTTCCTTGATTCCGAAGCATTGATTATTGCACTTCAATCAAAATTCACTAAGACTGCAGATCGTGATCTATTATTAAAAGTTGTTGGAAATGTGAAAGAAGAAAATGTTCGAGCAACAGGTGATACTGGATATTCACAGGCAGTGACAATAAAGTCTGGTGTTGCTTCTGCAGATGATGTACTTGTTCCTAATCCAGTTGAATTGGCACCATATCGTACATTCTTAGAAGTTGAGCAGCCAACAAGTAATTTTATCTTTCGCATGAAGGATGGTCCACGAGGAGCTATTTTCGAAGCTGATGGAGGAGCTTGGAGAAATCAAGCGATATTCAATGTATGTGAATTTTTATCAGAAGAATTAACTGCAGAAATTGAAAAAGGAAAAATTACCATTATCGCTTAAGGAAGGGAGGACTCAATCATGATTAAAATTAGCAAACTTGAAATAGAAAATATAAAGCGTGTTAAAGCAGTGAAAATCGAACCAACAGCAAATGGTATTACCATTGTTGGCGGTAAAAATAAGCAAGGAAAAACTAGTGTGCTAGATGCTATTGCTTGGGGATTGGGCGGGAATAAATACCGCCCTAGCAAGGCAGAGCGCGAAGGGAGCGTTATCCCTCCATATCTTCATATCGTGTTATCTAATGGATTGATAGTTGAACGCAAAGGAAAAAACAGTGAGTTAAAAGTTATTGATCCGAATGGTCAAAAGGCTGGCCAACAATTATTAAATAGTTTTGTAGAAGAATTGGCGATTGACCTTCCAAAATTCATGAATTCGACTAGTAAAGAAAAAGCGAATATATTATTGCGAATCATCGGTGTAGGTAATCAACTTTTCGAATTAGAGCGTAAAGAGCAAGAGTTATATAACCAACGAAGAACAATTGGGCAGATCGCTGACCAAAAATCAAAATTTGCCAAAGAGCAGCCATATTTTCCTGATGCTCCAAAAGAGTTGATTTCTGCTTCAGATTTAATTAAGCAACAACAAGAAATTCTAGCACGTAATGGTGAAAACCAACGCAAGCGTCAGAACCTTGAAAAAATCCAAGCGCAATATGCGTATAAAGGACAAGAAGTTGAACGATTAAGACAACAATTACAAGAAGCAGAAGCAGCTTACATGGCATTAGGTAACGATTTAGCAATTGCCCAAAAAGATGCCTTAGATTTAGTCGATGAGTCAACAGAAGCGCTAGAAGCTAATATCCAGCAAATTGATGAGATAAACCGTAAAGTGCGCGCGAATCTCGATAAAGATAAAGCTGAAACAGATGCTAGTGATTATAGAGCACAGTACGATAAGCTTTCTTCCGTTATTGAAGAAGTAAGAAAACAAAAAACAGAGTTACTTGCAAGTGCTGATTTACCGCTAGAAGGATTGTCAGTCGAAGAAGGAGAGTTAATCTACCAAGGGCAAAAATGGGATAACATGAGTGGCGCTGACCAATTACGCGTATCCACAGCTATTGTCCGTAAGTTGAAGCCTAACTGTGGATTTATCCTACTAGACAAATTGGAACAGATGGATATGGATACACTCAATGAATTTGGCCAATGGTTAGAGCAAGAAGGATTACAGGCCATTGCTACAAGAGTTAGCACTGGGGAAGAATGCTCCATCATTATCGAGGATGGATATGTTGCTGGCCAGGATAATATACCAGTTCAACCACCAGCACAACAGCCACCAGTAGAAACGAAAACATGGAAAGCAGGTGAATTTTAATGGAAGTCATAAGTGGGAAAATCGAGAAAGCTAAAAAAGTAGTTTTATATGGTCCTGAAGGTATCGGTAAATCTTCTCTTGCAGCACAATTTCCCAGTCCTATTTTTATAGATACTGAAGGATCCACTACAGAATTAACAGTCGATCGTTTGAAAAAACCTTCTAGTTGGACTGAATTAAATCAACAAGTGGAATGGGTGAAGGCTCAAGGTGGTCGTTTCAAAACATTAGTTATTGATACTGTCGATTGGGCAGAAAGATTAACGATTGAATTTGTTACTACTAGAGCAAACAAAGCGAGTATTACTAATTTCGGATATGGGGAAGGTTTTATCCAATTAGAAGAAGAGTTCGGTAAGTTTTTAAACAAGCTGCAAGACTTAGTGGAAGTTGGAATAAATGTTGTCCTTACGGCTCATGCGAAAATCACTAAATTTGAACAGCCGGATGAAATGGGAGCTTATGATCGTTACGAATTGAAACTAGGAAATAAAACTACTGCTAAAACAGCTTCATTAACGAAGGAATGGGCAGATATGGTTCTGTTTATGAACTATAAAACATTTAGCGTTGCAGCTGATGAAAAAGGCAAGAAGCATAAAGGACAGGGTGGCGTGCGTACTATTTACGCCACTCACCATCCAGCATGGGATGCTAAAAACCGTCATGGATTACCTGATGAGTTCCCATTAGATTATTCGTATATTGCTCATATTTTTAATAAAGTTTCTGTACACCAAACAATGCCAACGCAACAACAGGCACCTATTCAACAAACTGCTCCTGTGCAACAAACACAGCCTATTACTCAACCTGTTGTTGAGCAGCCACCAGTTGAACAAGTTCAGCAGCCGACTAATCAGGAACCAGCATCAACTGCAACCAATTTAAATCCATTAATTCCACAGAGTTTACGAGATTTAATGGTGCAGCATAATGTTTCAGAAGAAGAAATCCAAATTGTTGTAAGTCAAAAAGGATACTACCCAATGGATACTCCAATTACTAATTATGATCCGAGTTTTATTAATGGGGTACTCGTCGGAGCATGGCAGCAAGTATACGGAATGATTGAAGAGACAAGAAAAAATATGCCATTCTAAAAAATCACCAGGAGGTAAAAAAGATGAATCAAGAAAGAGAACTAAGTTGGGATGACGAGATAGAAAAGGATGGTAGTGACTTTATAGTCCTACCAGAAGGTGACTACGATTTTACGGTAACAAAATTTGAACGTGGTCGATTTGCAGGAAGTGCTAAAATGCCTCCTTGTAATCAAGCAAAATTAGAATTAACTGTTCATAGTCCAGAACATGGCGATGTAATTATTTTTCATAACTTATTCTTGCATACAAAAACAGAAGGATTATTATCTGCATTTTTTGCAGGGATCGGTCAAAAGAAAAAAGGCGAAAAACTAAGAATGAATTGGAATACTGTTCTCGGTTCAAAAGGTAAGTTGAAGCTTGAAATTAACAAATTCATTGGAAATGACGGAAACGAGAAAACGAATAACCAAGTTAAGAAGTTCTACCCATATGAGGAAGTCTTTGGACAACAACCTAATCAATCTGCTTATCAACAACCAAATTATCAGCAGCCTAATTATCAACAGAGTCAACAACAGCAAACGCCATTTCCTACAAATAACCCACAACAAGGCGGATTTACGCCAGGGCAATTTTAGGAGGTAAACTATGAAACTTAGAGACTATCAACAAGATGCCCGGGAAGCAATTCAAGAAATGTGGGCAAATGGAACAAGAAAAACATTATTGGTACTACCAACTGGATGTGGTAAAACGATCGTCTTCAGTAAGGTTATTGAGGACAGAGTGAAAAAGGGCGAGCGTGTTCTCGTCCTTGCCCATCGGGGTGAACTATTAGAACAAGCTGCAGATAAATTAGAGAAAAGTACAGGTCTAAAATGTGCTACAGAAAAGGCAGAGCAAACTTCAATAGGAAGTTGGTTCCGTGTTGTAGTTGGAAGTGTACAGACCATGATGAGAGAAAAACGACTAGAAAAGTTTGATAAGGACTTCTTTGACACCATTATTATCGATGAAGCACATCATTGTTTATCTGACAGTTATCAAAGAGTATTAAGCTATTTTGAGAACGCAAATGTGTTAGGTGTAACTGCAACGCCAGATCGTGGAGATATGAGAAATCTTGGCTCCTATTTTGAATCATTAGCATACGAATATACATTGCCTAAAGCGATTAAATCAGGTTATTTAAGTCCAATAAAAGCTTTAACAATTCCATTGCAATTAGATTTATCAACAGTTAGCCAACAGGCGGGGGATTTTAAAGCAAGTGATTTAGGTACAGCATTAGACCCTTATCTCGAGTCCATTGCTGATGAAATGGTAAAGAATGCAAAGGATCGTAAGATTGTAGTTTTCCTTCCTTTAGTGAAAACAAGTCAAAAGTTTACTGAAATTCTAAATGCGAAAGGTTTTCGAGCTGCAGAAGTAAATGGTGATTCGAAAGATCGCGCTGAAATATTAGAAGATTTTGAGAATGATAAATATAACGTGCTATGTAATTCCATGCTACTTACAGAAGGTTGGGATTGTCCTAGCGTTGATTGTGTAGTAGTTCTTAGACCAACAAAAGTACGTTCTTTATACTCCCAGATGGTTGGGCGCGGTACCCGACTTCATCCTGGTAAAACTGAATTATTGTTACTTGATTTTCTTTGGCATACAGATCGACACGAATTATGTCATCCAGCCCATTTGATTGCTGAAAATGAGGAAGTAGCAAAAGCGATGACTAAACAAATTGAAGAAGCAGGCATAGCTCTTGATTTGGAAGTAGTCGAACAACAAGCAGCTGAAGACGTAGTAGCCCAACGTGAGGAAGCCTTAGCCAAACAATTAGCTGAAATGAAGAAACGTAAGCGTAAGCTAGTGGATCCATTGCAATTCGAAATGAGTATCCAAGCTGAAGACCTGGCTAATTATGTTCCTTCATTTGGTTGGGAAATGGGACCTCCAAGTGAAAAGCAGGTCAATACACTGGAAAAGATGGGGATTATGCCTGATGAGATTGATAATGCAGGGAAAGCTACGAAACTATTAGAGCGCTTAGAAAATCGTCGAGAGCAAGGCTTAACAACTCCTAAACAAATTCGTTTCTTAGAACAACGTGGATTCGAGCATGTAGGTACTTGGTCATTTGAAAGTGCGAAAAAACTAATCGATAGAATAGCAGCTAATGGTTGGAAGATTCCTTCAGGAATTAATCCGAAAGAATTTAAGGGTGAATAGATAACTTACATGCGGTAGAAAAGGAGATTGCAAAATGAAATTTTGGGCATTGGCTTATGAATGGCAAGAAGATATTTTCTATGACTTTGAGAAAGAAGAAGATTCATCTGATTTAAAGGAAACTTGCTTTCTTCCAACAAGAGATATGGCACTAGAAGTTATTGCAGATGAGTTAGGAGTAGATTATACACCAGTAGAAATTACATTAATACGTTTAGAAAAGAATGGTGTTTGGTCTTATGAACGTGGTGAGGTAAAAAGGTGGGATAATACTGAATTTTAATGAACCATACAAAACTATTTCGAGAAAAGTGAGGAGATTGATATGTCGATTCAAGAATATGGATTAGGGGATATTGCAGAATGTCCCCATTGTGGAAAAGAGTATGAAATGAAAAATTTAGATGAAGAAGATTATAACGACTTTGACCAATATTTTGAACATGTATCAATTTGTGAGGGGTAGTGTTCTGTACGAAACAAAAACATCATAGAAAATAAGGGAAAGTTGGTGAGTGGGTGGAGAATAAACTAGATTTACTCTCATTATTGGAATATGTTGATCCTTCCTATTTAGATTACCAAGAGTGGCTAAATGTAGGGATGGCATTAAAACAAGAAGGTTATACAGCGAGTGATTGGGAAGAGTGGAGCAAACGGGATGGGCAACGTTACCATCCTGGTGAATGCTTTAAGAAATGGACCACATTCGAAGGAAACGGAATTACTGGTGCTACCATTACCCAAATGGCAAAAGAAAATGGATGGGAACCACGTGCTCATAGAGAAGATCGTGAGCTAGATTGGAATGATGAAATTTCAATCAGTGATGATTATGTGGTTATCGATAAAAACTGGATTGAAGGACAAGAGATTAGAGAACCGACTCAATGGAATCCGGTTAAAGAATTGACTACTTATTTAGAAACATTATTTGAAGCATCAGAAAATGTTGGGTATGTCGTTTCCACATGGCAAAACGATGAAGGGAAACATTTACCCACAAAAGGAAATTGGGATCGTACTGCAGGTGAATTAATTCAAGCATTAAATGAATCAAATGGAGACATTGGCTCAGTAGTAGGTGACTATAATCCCGAAGCAGGAGCCTGGATCCGTTTTAACCCGTTAGATGGCAATGGTGTTAAAAATGACAACGTAACAGAATTTCGCTATGCACTAGTTGAATCCGACACGATGGATTTAGAAAAGCAGAATGCTATTATGCGAGAGTTAGAACTGCCTATTGCTGCCCTTGTTTATAGTGGTAAGAAAAGTATTCATGCTATTGTAAAAATCGATGCAGCTAATTATGACGAATATCGTAAGCGTGTAGATTATCTTTATAACGTTTGTAAAAAGAATGGCCTTAATATAGATAACCAAAATAGAAATCCTTCTCGTTTATCACGTATGCCTGGTGTGGAACGTAACGGTAAAAAACAATTTATTATCGATATCAATATCGGTAAGCCTAATTGGGCAGAGTGGAACGAATGGATAGAAGGCATTAATGATGATTTACCGGATCCTGAAAGCTTGACGGATTACTGGGATCATATGCCTCAATTAGCTCCTCCATTAATTGAAGGAGTATTGAGACAAGGACATAAGATGTTGATGGCTGGACCGTCTAAAGCTGGTAAGTCGTTTGCTTTAATTGAATTATCAATTGGAATTGCTGAAGGAGCAAAATGGTTAGGTTGGCAATGTACCCAAGGGAAAGTCCTATACGTAAACCTTGAGCTTGATAGAGCGAGTGCACTTCATCGTTTTAAAGATGTATATCAATCGTTAGGATTACAGCCAAACAACATAAGCAATATCGATATATGGAACTTACGTGGGAAGTCGGTGCCAATGGACAAGCTAGCTCCTAAGTTAATCAGAAGGGCACAAAAGAAGAATTATATTGCTGTCATCATTGACCCTATTTATAAGGTCCTCACAGGGGATGAAAACAGCGCTGATCAGATGGCCCACTTTACGAATCAGTTTGACAAGATAGCCACTGAATTAGGCTCTAGTGTTATTTACTGTCACCATCATTCAAAAGGTACACAAGGCAATAAAAAGTCTATGGATAGAGCGAGTGGATCAGGCGTGTTTGCGAGGGATCCGGATGCTTTAATTGACTTGGTAGAGTTAGAGATTACAGATGCCTTAATTAAGCAACAGGAAGGCGCTGCAGCTTGTTCCATTTACGCTAATGCTATTAGACAAGCGAACTTTGATTATTTCGATGAACATGTAGGAATTGATGACCAACAGAGTGTATCGCAGATGAATACGCATGCTAAACGTATATTGGATCCTGAACGTTTAAAACAAATAGAATCAGAGATAACAAAAGCAGTACAAAGTATTCGAGTTCGTTCTGCATGGCGTGTGGAAGGTACATTGCGCGAGTATCCTAAATTCCAGCCAGTTAATATGTGGTTCCAGTATCCTGTCCATAAAGTAGATGATACAGGCTTTCTAAAAGATATCCAGCCAGAAGGCGATGGCCCAGCTTGGAAGAAGAATTTTGAAAAGAAGAAAAAGAGTCCTAGTGATATTAAAAAAGAGCAGAATGAATCGTTAGAATTAGCCTTTGAAGCATGCTCCATTGAGGACACAATAACCCTAGAAGGCATTGCTGAATACTTAGGGGTGACAGAAAGAACTGTCAGAAACAGGATAAAAAATCATGGCGGATATCGAATTGTTAACGGGGAAGTCGAAAAGAAACCAAATAAAAAATAGTGAAAACATCGAATGAAACGTTTCATTTCACATTTCAAAAAGTGAAATTCTCGATATATTTTCATTTCAATATTCTTTTCATTTTGTGAAAACATCGAAGTTTTTCCTTTCATTTCAAAAAGTGAAAACATCGAGAATTATCGAGGATTTCAGCGTGAAATGAAAACCTATATATATAATATATAAATTTCCGTTTCACTCCCTGTCGGTCATAGAGAAAAAAGGTGGTGGGCTTACGCTCCGCCCGCCACTCACTTTTCTCTTTTCTATGACAATGCAATTTTTCAACAAAATAAAAATAAAAAGTAAAAAAATGTAAATAAGAAAGTAGGAATGAAAATGAATCTTGAAACGGATAATCTAACATCCAAAATTCGTAAATGGGCTATCAAAAGAAATTTACATCTTGCGGATCCTAGTAAACAAACTTTAAAGCTAGGTGAAGAATACGGAGAGCTTTGTGCCGGATTAGCTAAAGGAAAACCAGAGCAAGTAAAAGATTCCATTGGTGATATGTTTGTCGTACTTACCATTTTGACAATGCAGCTAGGAACTACAGTTGAAGAATGCGCGGAATATGCTTATAAACAAATAAAGGATCGTAAAGGTAAGACAATTAATGGCATGTTCGTTAAGGAAGATGATTTGAATTTATGCCCTCATGACCATAACTGGGATGATTGCCCAGTCTGCAGACATTAGGAGGTTGTGAGATGAAGACAGAATTTTTCATGGCAATGAATCCGCCAACTACAACACATCAACAAAAACAAGTAACGGTTAGAAACGGTAAGCCAGTCTTTTATGAGCCGAATGATTTAAAAGCAGCACGAGCAAAAGTAATGGCTCATCTTGGACAACATGTACCCGCGGAAAAATATACGAGAGCAGTTAGACTTATTACAAAATGGTGTTTCCCCATTTCCGGTAAACATACGGATGGAGAATACAAATATACAAAGCCGGATACGGATAATTTACAAAAATTATTAAAAGACTGTATGACAGCTAGTGGCTATTGGGAAGATGATGCACTTGTTGCATCTGAGATAGTCGAGAAATTTTGGGCAAAGGTACCAGGAATATATATCCGAATTGAGGAGATTTGATGGACTATAAAGTTTTCTATGCAGAAGTAGCAGATTGGATAGCCCAGGCGAATCAAATGGCAGTCGGTCATGGAATGCAAAGTGAAGCGTTTTGGAAATGGGTTATGGATTCCACTGCTGCCATTTGTGAGAAATATAAAAATAACAAACTAGTAATCAATCAAATGGTTATGTTGTTCCTTTGGCTAGAAGATTTTTATACAACTGAAACAAAAGGTAATCAGTATGGCTAAGAAGAGAAAACGCCAGGCTAGATGGTTTCTGTTGTATCGAATTGAAGATGGCCAAGAAGTATATCTTTATGAACCACTGAGAAAGTATGAATTAAATTCTCGTATAAGAAACGGTTGGGAAATCATTAATTAGAAAGGGTGTAAGCAATGTCTTTCTTTGAAAAATTATTACAGGATATGTACGAAGCATCGGAAAAAAGACGAAGAGAAGCGAAATTAACAGAACAGGATATAAGAGACCTGATTGACTTAACTCTTGTTCTAGGTGATGAAGAATGGTTTATGGAGCTTACTGAAAGGTTGAATGCATTAACTGTTTAAATGGATTAGATAACAATTATGAAGGAGTGAATCGAGTTGAATAAAAATATTCCGACAAAGATTTTAGATGTAGTTTCTTATCAGAGTATGGGATATTCTCCTAGATTTATTAGATGCCCTAATTGTAAACATTCTATAGTAAAGACTTGGGAAAAGCCAAAAGAGTGTTCAAACTGTGGGCAAAAATTAATTTGGGATTAGAGAACAGTTCAAAAATTCGCAATAAAAAAAGAAGAGTCTCTCGCACCGGCTGGGTTTGTCCCACTCAGATGCCGGATTGAGCTCTTCTTAGGTATATTGTATTAGATATTGTTTTGGTTGTAAAGGATAAATTTACTAGTAATTAGGAGAAAGGATGAAGGAATTGAATACTAACGGCAAAAGCAATGAGGAATTGATGGATCATATTATCAAAGTTGCTTCTGAAACAGCCATTGATTATTACAAGAAGAGAGAAAAGGAGGAACGAAAAAAACGTGTAGATCGTCGTTTGCGAAATACACGGTTATTGTTAGAGAACTATAAAAATTTTAAAATACATTGCACAGAAAATGCTGTAAAGATTGATCACCTATTGGATCCTAACGATTTCGAATTTCTTGAATATGGGGATCTGGTGATTGAATCAATTGTCAAAAGTAAAAAACGGACAATCTCTATGGTAGCATACTTAGACCACATGCTGGAAGTCTATCGTGCTATAGCAGATTCTTCCAACAAGAAAGAAGAGATGAGAAAGTATAATACCATACTTAAATATTATATTTTGGATCCTAGAGTGGAATTAGAAGATATAGCAAATGTCCACGGAGTCAGCGTGAAAACAGTCAAAAGAGATTTAGATAATGCCATTAAATCCATTGCTGCCTTGATTTTTGGGGTAGATAGTGTCAGATTTATAGATTAGTAAAAAGGTCACTACTTGTCCATTGACTGGGTTTTGATAAAATGGTAATATGATAACATAAAATAATTGTGAATACGGATAAAAGGCATCTGATACCATGTGTACCAGGTGCCTTTTTTGCGTTTATGAGGTGATTTGATGAAGGCTACACCTAAGCAAAAACAGCCTAAGAAACCGAAAAAGGAAGAAAAAGTAAATTGGTTTGAGATTATGGGAATGAATCGTGATACGTATAAACGTGGTCCTGGTGGGTCGTTAAGAAATAGAAAAAAATAGAAAAAGAAGGTAAATAGTCACCATTTGTCGAAGTAAGGTAAATGGAGGTGAGAATATATGGAAATTCGAACTACTGGTAGAAATAAATATGACATGATTATGGAGCTAGTTGCATTGCATGTGGCTCAAACTGAAAAAAACAGAAATGTAACACCGGAGGAAATTGAAGAGATTTATCTGAAATATGTCAAGTTAGTAAAGAATATTTAATACAGAAATAAGTCATCTTATTTAGTTGAGATGGCTTTTTTTATTTTATAGAAGGAGTGGTGAGGTCATGGCGAAAGGAAAATATCTTGAATGGATATCCGACGAAGGAATTTTAAAGATTGAAGGTTGGGCCCGTGATGGCCTCACCGATGAACAGATTGCACAGAATATGGGGATTAGACGACAAACTCTTTATGACTGGAAGAAAAAATATCCCGACATTTCAGACGCCTTAAAAAGGGGTAAGGAAGTTGTTGATCGTCAGGTAGAGAATGCTCTTTTAAAACGCGCATTAGGTTATCGATACGACGAGACCACATACGAACAAGTGGCTGTAAAAGATAATGATGGCAAGATTGTTGGGCACCAGTTGCAGCCTACTAAAGTTGTGACGAAAGAAGTTGCTCCGGATACAACCGCACAGATATTTTGGCTTAAGAATCGTAAGCCGAATGATTGGCGAGATAAGAAAGAGACGGAGCTTTCTGGTGGGGTAGATGTTAACAATCCTTTTGCTAATTTAACTGCTGAAGAATTACGAAAATTAGCAAGAAGTGAGAAGTATGACTAACATCAAATTAGGCGCACAAATCGCCCTTGCTAAAATTGACTTTTTTGAATACTGCCATTTAAAATCTCCTGACTTTTATAAATACAACCGGAAATATCTGATTGAAGTTGCTGACGATCTACAAGCTTTTTCCGAATCAGACGATGATGTCCTTATTTTTAATATGCCGCCACGACACGGCAAGTCAAGGACGGCTGGAAATTTCGTTGAATGGCTATTAGGTAATAATCCAAGTCTTAAAGTCATGACCGGTTCTTATAACGAAACGCTGTCTACTACCTTTTCAAAAAGTGTTCGTAACACCATACAGGAAGTAAAGGCAGACCCAAACAGGGCTGTATATAGCGATATTTTCCCCGGTATAAGCATTAAGCAAGGCGACGGGGCTATGAACCTATGGAGCTTGAATGGAAGCTATAGTAACTATCTAGCAACGTCTCCTACAGGCACAGCGACAGGATTCGGTGCTGACTATATTATCATCGATGACTTAATTAAAAATAAGTTAGAAGCCAATAACACTAACGTGTTGAATGGTCATTGGGAATGGTTCACAAATACCATGCTTTCCCGTTTGGAGAGTGGGGGTAAAATCATTCTCATTATGACGAGATGGCATTCTCAGGACCTTGCAGGCAGGGCATTAGATGAGTTGCCTAAACTTGGGTATAAAGTGAAGCACGTTAACCTTAAAGCCTTACAGGATGACGGCAACATGCTTTGTGAAGAAGTCCTAAGTCGAAAAGAATATGATCGTAAAACTAAAACGATGGGCGCAGATACCGCAGCAGCCAACTATCAACAGGAACCAATCGATATTCGCGGTAAGCTTTATCCATCGTTTAAAACTTACACCGAGCTTCCTACATTCAGACGTATTGCTTCATACACGGATACAGCTGACCAGGGATCCGACTATTTAGCTTCTTACATTTACGGTGAAACTTTTGACAATGAAGCTTACATTTTGGACATTATTTACACCAAAGATGGCATGGAAGTCACTGAGCCTTTGCTTGCTAAGAAGCTCTATGAGAACAAGGCTAATCTTGTTTGGATAGAGTCCAATAATGGTGGTCGAGGGTATGCCCGAAGCGTTGAACGAATCCTAAAGGAGAAATACGGATCAAATAAGACAAAGGTCAACTGGTTCCATCAGAGCAAAAACAAGATTGCAAGGATCCTATCAAATGCAACTTGGGTAATGGACCATGTTTATTTCCCAGAAGGCTGGCGGAATAAATGGCCAGAACTTTATAAGGATTTAACAAGCTATCAAAAAGAAGGTAAGAATGCCCATGATGATGCTCCAGACGCTTTAACAGGTATCGGGGAGAAAATGGGAGCAACCGTACAAATCAAAACATTCAAAGGAGGGTTGTAAATGGTTGTTTTTATTCATCCTGCAGAAGAAGAAATAACAGCAGAAGTGGTACAGAATTTTATTAAACTTCATGAAGAAAAGCTGCCCAGGTACAAGCGATTGAAAAGTTTGTACGAAAGCAACGCGCCAATTCTAAGCCAGGAAGACAAAGCAGAATATAAGCCGGATAACCGTTTAGTGGTCAACTATGCAAAGTATATTGTTGATACATTTAACGGTTATTTTATTGGGATCCCTATTAAAGTCAGTCATGATGATGCTGGTGTAAACGAGAGAGTCGATGAATTTCTTAAACGGAATGACATGGACGATAACCAAGCCGAACTAAGTAAGATCACGAGCATATACGGCCATGGATTTGAGCTGCTTTATCAGAATGAGGAATCAGAAACATGCAGCACTTATAACAATCCGTTAGATATGTTTATCGTTTATGACGATACTATCGCACAAAAGCCTTTATTTGCTGTCCGATATCAAAAGACGGACGATGGAATAAAAGGACAATTGTTTACAGCGGATGAAGAAATAGCAATTTCTGAAGGGAAAGACGGATTAATACTTTCCGATGAAAAGGGCCATTACTACGGCGATGTGCCCGTTATTGAATACATCGAAAATGAGGAAAGGCAATCCATCTTTGAATCGGTAGAATCGTTGATTAATGCCTATGATAAGGCGCTATCAGAGAAGGCAAACGACGTTGATTATTTTGCCGATGCGTATATGAAAATGCTAGGCATGGAACTCGACGAAACTACGCTTCAAAATATCAGAGACAATCGAATTATTAATTTATACGGTGCTGAAAATGTTGAAAAATTAATCGTTGATTTCATGGAAAAGCCAAATGGGGATGCCAGCCAAGAGCATTTATTGGATCGATTAGAACGACTGATTTATCAGATTAGCATGGTAGCAAATATCAATGACGAATCGTTCGGAAATGCGACAGGTGTTGCTTTGGAATTTAAGTTACAACCCATGAAAAACCTTGCTGCCATGAAGGAACGTAAATTCACAAGTGGAATGAATAGACGTTTTAAAATGGTGTTCAATCTTCCTACAAATATGGAGGCCAGCAATAAGGATCAATGGCGCAATTTGAATTACAAGTTTACTAGAAACATTCCAAGAAATGTTGCAGATGAAGCAGAAACAGCTGGAAAGCTTCAAGGCGTTGTTTCTAAGGAAACACAATTAAGCGTGCTGTCCATTGTGGATAATCCAAAACAGGAGATTGAAAGGATGGCAGCAGAAACAGAGAGCCAAGCGAAAGACTTTAATACTGGTCCAGACGGTGATTTTGTGACAGGAGGTAATGAAAATGCCGATGTTTCGTAAAAAGCCTGTAGTAATTGAAGCAGTAAAGTGGACAGGAAGTAACGCGGTTGATATGGAGAAGTTCGCATCAACCAAGGTCGAATATACACTAGATAATTGTCTAATAGTGGATACCTTGGAAGGCACAATGAAAGCTAATATTGATGACTACATTATAAAAGGAGTCCAAGGAGAGTTTTACCCGTGTAAGCCTGATATCTTTGAATCTACTTATGAAAAAGTGAAAGGAGAAGAATAATGGATAACACTCAATTTGAGGATTTCTGTAAGCATCTTGCCGATGCAGTTGATACTTTTTGCGAGACTTTTAGAAACTTGCTTGAAACACTCCGATTGACTATTAGAAAGATAAAGCGTGCAAAAGAAATTAAAGTCAGTTGGCATGCTCCAGTTAAGATAGTTAAATCCAGTCAAGTACTTAATCGTAAACCGCGCTTCATTGTTGCGAGGAGTAATTGTTAATGGATGCTGAAAGAAAGTCCTACTGGGAGAAAAGGATGGTCCAACTATTCACTGCCCAGGATAAAAAGAATGCAAAGTTTGAAAAGAAAATGAGAAAAGAATATCTACGTGTGGAAGAACAGATAAAGAAAGAGATAGCGAGCTATTACACGAAATACGGGAAAGACGGAGTCATCGAATACCGTAAACTTGTGCAGTCGTTGACGGATAAAGAGCGTGATATGCTGTTTCAGGATTATGACGAGTTTGCAAGACGTAATCCTAAATACGCTCATTTAATGCCTATTAGGGAGTCTATTTACAAGCTCAACAGATTAGAAGGCTTACAACTTGATATTCGTATGAGAATGATAGAGCTTGGAGCCTTTGAGGAAGAAGAATTTCGAAAGTTGCTTGAAGAAGCATACGAAAAAGGATACTTGTCGTCGATGAAAGGGTTAAAAAATCCACCAGCTTTTTTTGTTATTAATAATTTGGCTATGCAGCAGACACTTAACGAAAAATGGATCAATGAAGGAAATTATTCAACTCGTATTTGGGGGAATAAAGAGAGATTGCTTAACGCTTTGAATGCTGAAATTAGAGACGGCATTATTCGTGGAGACGATTTTAGGAAGATGTCTAAAGTAATACAGTACCGAACCGGAGTAGGTGAGAACGATGCTAAAAGGTTGCTGCAGACCGAATATAATTTTGTGATGAATCAAGCGAATAAGCAAGCGTTTCTTGATGCTGCAGTAAAACGGTACGGAGTATCTGCAGTAATGGATCGTAAAACAAGTAAAACATGTAGAAGTTTAGATGGGGAGCAGTTTGATTTTGAGAGCGCAAAAGTCGGAGTAAATTATCCTCCCTTTCATGCACGCTGCAGAACAACGGTTATTCCATTAGAAGATTAGGAGGTTATGACATGTCTATTTTAACAGCATTACAGTATGGGGCTTGTTTAATCATTTTAGCTATTGCCTTGTCGATAAGCATTATGCTCGTTGGGGCAACAATAAAAGAATTAAAAAGAACTTGGAAAAGGTGATCGTATTGAAATCAACTTGCGATAAGTGTGGAGAAGAGTTTGAAATAGAAGTCAAAACAGAGCTAATCAAGAATATTGAAAAAACCTATTTCACTTGTCCACATTGTAAAAATGAATATATAGCATTTTGCACTAACCAAAGTGTTAGAAGAAAACAAGCTGAAATGAAAATGCTGCACAAAGAAGCAAGGCGCGCTAAAACTTTGAGACAACTTGAAAAGATACAATTAAAAATCGAGAATTTAGAAGTGCAAGCAAAAAGTGAAATGGAAGAATTGAAAAAGTCGCTCTTAAGTTAGGGGGTATTAGATGCCTATAGAAAATCTAATCAATAATGATATAGCTTGGACTGTTGAAGAAATAAATAAGCTATATCGAGAGGGTAAGATAAAAGGTTTCACCGTTCAAATAATGCATACAAATGGTGAATTTTCAACAGCCTCATGTGGGGACATATCTTTCTTAGAAAAATTGGGATTGGTTGAAACTGCTAAAAATGATATTTTCATAAGCGCTAACGATTAGTCCTAACGAGGGCTATTTTTTATGTCCATAACCGTGCTGGTGACTTTAAACTGCATGAGTATAAAAGACAACCAAGTCTTAAAAAAGCGAGGAGAATAATCATGAAAAAAATTATAGAAAAGGCATGGCCCAAAGTATCACCTAGCAATCTGTTGAAATTAGATTTACAGTTTTATGCTGATGATCCGGAAGACCCTAATCCGAATCCTGATCCCGATCCAACGCCTGATCCTGACCCAGAACCACCAGCACCAGGTAAAATATATACGCAGGAAGAGCTGGAAGAGATCGTAAAACAAAGGGTTGCCCGCGAGAAAAAGGCAGCAGAGAAGGCAGTTAAAGAAGCTGAGAAGCTAGCCAAGATGAATGAGGAGCAGAAGAAGCAATATGAGTTCGATAAACTTCAAAAAGAGTTAGAGGACTACAAGAGAAAAGATGCCTTCTATTCCCTTTCTAAAGAAGCTACAAAAATGCTAGCTGAAAAGGATATTGTTGCCGATGATGAATTACTTTCCTTTGTCGTGAAAGAGTCTGCAGAAGAAACTCAAACAGCCGTTAATAGCTTTATTTCATTAGTGGATAAAAAGGTACAGGAGGGCGTGAAAAAGGCTTTAGCTGGTAAACCGCCTAAAGTGACTACTAACAACGGTAAACCACTTACAAAGCAAGACATCATGGCAGAGAAAGATGCTGTAAAGCGTCAAAAATTAATTACTGAAAATATGCACCTATTTAAATAATTAGGAGGAAAAGACAATATGACATATTCAAAGAAAGAATTTCGTTTACCATTAAATCTACAGTTTTTCGCTGAAGACAATCTAACAAAAACAGGTGATTTAGCAAAGGCAGCTGCTATCGACTTTACAGAGCGCTTTGGTTCTAACCTTTCAAAATTAATTGAAGCGCTAGGGGTTACTCGTAGAATGCCATTAACAAATGGAATGGTTATTAAGACATACAAGTCTACTGTAACAATGGCCACAGATGATGCTGTTGGAGAAGGTGAAACAATTCCACTTTCTAAAGTAGAAACAGTTCCAGCTGACACTATCGAATTAACATTTAAAAAATACCGTAAAGCTGCTTCTGTTGAAGCTATCCAAAAACACGGATATGACCAGGCAATTGTGGAGACTGATGAAAAGCTATTAAGAGAAATCCAAAAAGGTGTACGTACTCGTTTCTTCAATTTCTTAGCGACAGGAACTGGTACTGCTACTGCTACAACTTTGCAAGGTGCTTTCGCTCGAGCTTGGGGGAAAATTCAAACATTGTTTGAAGATGACGCAGCTCAGACAGTTGCTTTCGTTAATCCGGAAGATATTGCTGACCATTTAGCAAAAGCAGAAGTTACTACCCAAACTGCTTTTGGATTAACGTACATCCAAAACTTTGCAGGAGTAGATACAGTAATCATCAATACATCTGTTCCAAGAGGAACTGTTTATGCTACTGCTCCTGAAAACATCGTCCTAGCTTATGTACAAATTACTGGTGGAGAGATCAATAAAGCATTCGATTTCACTACTGAAGAGCTTGGCTTGATCGGTGTAACCCATGATATCCAAAAGAAAAATCTTACTGCCGAAACAATTGCGCTGTCAGGAGTAACTTTATTTGCTGAACGTCTTGATGGGGTAGTGAAAATAACGATTGAGGAACCAATTCCGGAAGTTTAATTAAGAGAGGATGAATAGATCATGGGTTATAAAGTAATTGATCCGTTTAAGGATGTAGAAGATGGAAACTATTTGTATCCGAAGGTGGGAGAAAAGTATCCAAGAGAAGGATACGAACCTAGTGAAGAGCGTATCAAAGCTTTATCATCTACAAACAACCGAAAGGGTAAACCGTTTATTGCGTATGAAGAGGATCCTGAGGAACCTGTAAATCCGGGAGAAGATGAAGTTTTCCCTAAACACACAGGGGGAGGCTATTACGAGCTTTCGAACGGTGAGAAGGTAAAAGGTAAGGAAGTAGCTGAAAAAGCCGAAAATGAGCTAAAGGTTGATTAATATGGCTATTAAAGAACGAGTATTAATTCGTAAACCAGAAGCCAATCCTGCGCTTTTAGATGAATTAATCAAGACAGCTTTGGACCGTATCAACTTACGATTAGGTCTTACCCTCCTGCCACCAGAACTTGAATCAGTAGCAGTCGAAGTGGTTTGTGCAATGTACAATAGGTCTCAATCTAGCAATGAGGGGATTAAATCGGAGAATGTGGATACCTTCAGTGTCACTTTTGTAGATGATATTTTAGAAGAGTATGAGACTGATTTTGCTAGATATCTCGAAATGAAAAATAAGCAGGATAACGGAAATAGGGGAGTGGTGAGATTCCTGTGAGATTCTATCCACTCTTTTTATATGCAAACAAAAAAATCGGAAGCGATCAGCTGAACAATCCTATTTATGAAAAAGTCTTAATAGGAGAATCAATTGGTCGCTTTTCTTCTTGGTCAGATAAAGAAGTAGCTTTGGATAAACGAGAAGTCACAGTGAACAGTCGTAAAATCCTTACTCGAGCATCAAAAGCTGTTATCGATGAAGCTGAGAGCGTTAAGATTAATGGCCTATATTACGCAATTAAAGAAGTAACAGGCGACGATTATGACAGATGGCGATTGGTCATTGTAGATCGTTATGGAAGTGAGAAGCGATGAGGATAACCATTCAAGGGGCTGATAAGCTGGCAAGAAAGTTAAAAGAGAAAAGTCAAACTGACTTTATTGCTGTTTCTCAGAAAAATGCTCGAGACATTTATGCCAGGTCTCAACGTGCTGGAGGAACTCCAGTTGGTGAAACAGCTCAATTGCGACTTTCTGCAAGGTATCAAGGCGATGAAGTAGGTTACGGTGTCCATTATGCTCCTCACGTTGAGTATGGGCATCGATTAGTAAATGGCGGATATGTTCCTGGCCAGTACTTTTTAAAACAAAATGTCGATACTCAACGGCCAATCTATAAACAAGACTTATTAGAAAAAATAAGGGAGTAATGCTAGATGATGCAAAAATTATCGTTTATCTCCATTCTTGCTGCAGTTATTCAAAAAGTGGAGGCAAACACAGAATTAAGGTGCTATGACGCTGTACCAAAAGATAATCTCGTACCTTATTACCATGTTGAAATGTTAGGTTCTATTCCGGAGAAAAGCAAAACGATGCAGAAGGATAGATACCAGGTGGTTATCCATGCACACACAGAAGGTGGAGGATCTGAGAAAATATTCAACGCTATTCAAAAACTCGAAGAAGCTTTATCGGAAGATATCGAGTTACCAGGCGATTATGAGGTAACGCTGCAGGTACCTAACGGAGTATCTCAAATTTTAGACGAAGCAGACGGAACAAAGCACGCTGTTATTGGCTATGATTTCGTTGTCTTTTCAGGCTACAAAATGAAAATATAGGAGGGCTATAAAATGAGCCAAGCTTTATATACAGAACTATCAGGAAAGCTAAACAAAGCTATTGCTGGTAAAGATATTTTGCTATCCATTTGGGACCAAACAGGAAGCGTATTATTAGCTATTGCGGGCCAACAAGGTCTAACAATTAACCGTGATAAGGACACTATCGAAGTAACATCGAAGGATGCAAATGGGTGGAAAGAGTTTGTTGTTGGATTAAAAGAATGGTCCATCGATAACGACGGTGTGTATGTTCGTGACCATGCATCCCATAAACAATTAAAAAAATTATTTGAAAGTGATGATCCTTTCTTAATCAAAGTTACGAATCAAAAAACAGAAACAGATATGTTTGGTGGTTTAGCTTTATTAACATCGTATCCAATCGAAGCACCTTACGATGACGCGGTTACTTATACCATTTCGTTACAAGGAACAGGTGAATTAGTAGATTTAGAAGACGAACCACAAACACCAGAAACACCAGAAGTATAAGGGAGGAAATTAAATGTTTACAGTTGATGGCGTAACATACACGCTTAAGTACAATACAAAAAAGGTAGAAACAATTGAAACAATCACTAAAACAAGTATAGTCGGTGAGATTACAAAAAGTAATGGCATCTTACCCATTTCGGCATTAAGACAATTATTTTCTTTTGCCTTAGTGGAAGAGTCCACAAATGAGGTTGTTAAACAAAGTAAAGCAATTGAAATGTTTGATAAGCTCATCGAGGAAAATGGCTTGATGACAGTTAACATGGCGATCATTGAAAAACTAAAAGATGATATGGGGTTTATGTTCCGTTAGAGCTGGTCGAAAGTGATCTGCCTAACAAATACGACCCTACTCCAGCAGATATAAGAAAAGCAGAATTAGCTAAGCCTTTCAAACATGAAATGGACTTAGCTTTTTTTGTTGTTGAATTTGGCTTTACTCCAGACGAGTATTACAAATTAACCGAAAAAGAAAAGTTATTTATCAAAAAAGCTCACGAAAATAAATTCATCCATGATACTACCTGGATGCGAAACGCTGTACTGAATGCGGAAGCAAATATTAATAAGAAAAAGGGCAAGAAGTTTATCGATTTGTTTCCTAAGAAAGCCCACAAGGTGGACAAGGAATATAACGAATCTGCAGTTAACACAATTCTCGATATGGAGAAGAAGAAAGGCAAGACTTGGGTGGATAGAATCTTCAAAGCTAATCGAATTAAATCTCCTAAGAAAGGAGGTAACTAGATGGCCGATTATACATTAGCTGCAAAGATAACTGGGGATGCCAGTAGTTTTACAAGATCTTTTGGGGATGCATTAGAAAAAGCAAACGCCTTGTCCGAACAGGTGAAATCTGCAGGTCAAAAAGTCAGTGATTTTGGAAAGAAAACAGCGATGACTGGAGCCGGTATTACTGCTGGTATTACCACTCCATTTGTTGGCGCCATTAAAATGACAGCTGACTTTGATAGTGCGATGCGGAAAGCAGGAGCCATCGCGGGAGCAAGTGCTACGGAATTAGATGCGATGACTAAATCAGCATTAGACCTTGGTGCAAGTACATCCCTATCCAGTAGCCAGGTAGCTGTTGCCATGACAGATATGGCCGCGAAAGGCTTTGATGCGAATCAAGTTATTGCAGCTATGCCAGGAGTAATTGCTGCAGCTGAAGCATCAGGGGAAGATTTAGCCCTAACTGCCAATACCGTTGCAGCTGCCTTGAATGGATTCCAGTTAAAAGCTGAAGACTCCGGAAAAGTTGCTGATATTTTAGCAATGGCGGCCAATAAAACCGCAGCTGGCGTAAGTGACATGAGTTATGCCTTTAAGTATGCAGCGGCTCCAGCAGCAAGTTTAGGAATCAGTATAGAAGAGTTATCTGCAGCTACGGGTCTTATGGTCAACGCTGGTTTGGATGGTAGCCAAGCAGGTACATCTTTACGTATGGCCTTAATCAGATTGGCCAAGCCTACTGAAGAATCATCTAAGACTATGGAAAAGTTAGGTTTTGATGTCTTAGACGCAAAAGGTAACTTTAAACCGTTAAATGAAATTATTGGCGAGTTAACAAAGTCCATGGATGGGATGACAGAAGCTCAAAAGTTAGCAAACTTAGCAACCATATTTGGTACCGAAGCAGCAACCGGAATGCTTATCTTGATGAACCAAGGGCAGAAGGGCATTAAAGGGCTGACAACAGAGTTAGAAAACTCATCCGGTGCAAGTGCTGAAGCAGCAGCACAGATGAAAGCAGGGATAGGTGGGGCATTAGAAAACTTATCCGGCGCTATAGAATCAGCGACTATATCCCTCATGAGTAAGTTAACTCCATTTATTACTGATCTAGCTAAATGGACTACTAGTATAGTAGAAAAGTTTAACAATTTAGATGAAGGAACAATGACAATGATTGCGATGGCAGCAGGTATAGTTGCTGCATCCGGTCCTGTTCTATCCATCTTAGGATTAATGGCGATGGGAATAGGAGGACTAGTATCTGCGGTAGGATTCTTAATTAGTCCTATCGGACTTGTTATTGCTGCCATAACGGGGTTAGCAGCCACATTTGGATATTTTATGGCCACGAATGAAGCATTTAGAAACAATGTCATTTCCGTATTCCAATCTGTCGTGTCGTTTATCCAAACTACTGTAGGTCAGATAAAAACACTTCTCGAATCGATGTATGATGTCGTTTTCGGATCCATGAGTGTAAAAGACAATGCGGATCTATTGGCAAGTATCGGATTCGATCCGGAGATTGCTAGCCGGTTGATGTCTATTACCTCAAAAATTGGCGGAATCATCACCTCATTTTGGGATATCTGGTTTGGATCCATGAGTGTTAAAGACAACGTTGATTTTATGCAACTTCTAGGAATTTCTGAGAGTACAGCAACTAGAGTTGGGAACATTGCCACAACAATCCAATCCCTAGTTACTGGAGCAATTGACATTATTAAGGCAACTATCTCATCAATGCCTGGCGTTTTTAGTTCAGTGATGGGTACATTAGGAGGAATTATTGGAAGCTTAGGGACAATATTTAGCTCGGTATGGCAAGTAATTCAAACATTCTTTACTAGCTTAATAGGAGGGTTCCAATCAGCTGGAGGAGTCGGTAGTGGTTTTGGCATTCAGATTCTTTCACTGTTCTTAGGACTTAACCCGATTGTAAAGATGGCAATAACCCTATTTCAAAACTTTGGCCCACAAATAGCTTCAGCATTTCAGCAGATAATCGCTATGGTATTACCGGTAGTAGCGACTTTAGGAACAGCTCTAGGACAATTAGCTAGTGCGGTCATACCGTTAATTATGCAAGCTATATCAACGTTGATTCCGGTCATAATACAGATGGGAATGACAATGATGACCATTATAAGCGCAGTGCTTCCAATCTTGATTAGTTTGTTTAATCAGCTATTTCCGATCATTATGCAGGTCGTGATGATTGTTATTGATTTAGTTGCTCAATTCATGCCCCTTTTAGCCGTGATAATCAGTTCATTGCTTCCAGTTATTCAGAATTTGATTGTAGCATTTATGAACATTGTCCAAGCTGTAGCACCTGCTTTTATCGCCATAATCCAATTAATTATTGGAGTGATTCAAGCAATGCTGCCGATTATCATGAGTATTATTACCGTTGTGGTCCATGTCTTTGCTGGTATTGTTTCAACCGTAAGTCCTATTGTAGCTTTTATAGCGGGAATTATATCTGCAGTCATGTCCGTGATTTCTCCGATAATTGTTTTTATAGCAGGAGTAATTGCTAGCATAATTGCTGCCATTCGACCAATCATTGTTACGGTGACTGGTATTTTTAATACCGTTTTTTCCGTAATCAGTGGGGTATGGCGCAATATCATGACCTTTATCGGTTCAGCGATTAATAAAATAAGCTCGATTATTAACGGAATCAGTTCAACGGTATCTAATGTTTTTAGTTCTGTTTTCAGCACGATATCACGAATTATGGATAAGGTATCTAGCAAAGTGTCTGGCGTATTTGATGCGATACAAGGAGCTTGGTCAGGGCTAACCTCATTTGTAAGCGGAGTGTTTAGCGGTATTTCCGGATCTGTGGAATCGTTAGTAGGTCAGGTAAAGGGATTTGTTAACGGGGTAATTGGTGGAATAAATTCAGCAATCTCTATTATCAATAAAGTTCCTGGCGTTAATATTAGCAAAATACCGTATCTTGCTCGAGGTACAGATGATTGGCAAGGCGGCTTTGCTTATATGAATGAGGGTGGTCGCGGTGAGCTAGTTAATCTTCCGAATGGAAGCCAAGTTATTCCTCATGATGTATCTATGCGATACGCCCGTGAAGCTGGAAGAAATACTAGTAATCAATCGGGTTCTGGTAATTCCATCTCCTTTAACTTTGAAAGAATGTTAGAAGGGGCAGTTTTCCATGTTCGTGAAGAAGCAGATATCAAGAAAGTAGCAAAGGAATTGAATGATTACACAGTGCAAGCTGCAAGAAATGGAGGGGTGGTTTTTGGCAACTCGTTTAGATGATTACACTTTCGAAGATTTTGGATACAAAGAAGGATTTGGTGAAACTAATCCTTCCACCCCTGAAATAGAAGAAAAGTCTATAAGCATACCGGGGAGACCAGGACGTATTAGTTTCGGCACTGAGATAGGTGTAAAGCAGTTTAAAATTCCCCTAATGCTTATCGAAAAGTCAGAATACGAAAGGCAACAAAGAAGAAATAATTTTGTTGCCTTTCTTTTTGATGCTTATAGACAACCTAGAACATTCAAGCTGATTTTTGATTATGAGCCGGATAAGTTTTATTGGGTAAAAGTCGCTAGCCAAATAACTCCGGAAATGTTGTATCAAATGGACCAATTAGAATTGATTTTAATTGCTAATGATCCAACAAAATATTTCTTGTTAGATGCGGATGAAATTAGAATGGGAAGTCATATTCCAGTCCGTTCGCGTATTCGTCCAGCAAGGCATGCTTTCAGTATCACTGAAAATCAAACAATCAAACTGACAAATGATGGATCATTGGCAGTAAGACCGAGAATATCAATCAATGGTACTGCTACAAATTTAACTGTTAGAAATACAAGGAATGGTCAATCATTCTCAATGAGTAATATTGCATCCAATAAGCCTGTTGTTGTGGAAGGAGAACGATATCTAGTTACAGAAGGTGGAGTTGATACATTCTCGAAATTAACGGGAAACTTTCTAGATTTATTACCTGGAAGTAACGACATTGCAATTAGTGGTTCAAACTTGAATTTAACAATCAGCTTTAAATACAAAAATCAATACATGTAGGTGGTGACAACTATGGCAGATGCCCCATTAATTTTAGACTCCGATTATCTAGATCAAGCATATCCCAAAATGAATGAAGGGATAAAAAATGCTAATGAAGCTTTAAATGGTCTTAATAATACAAAAGATGATGTACAAAAGTCTCTAGCACTTGCAGCACAATCACTACCAGCTATAGCGACAAAGAACTTGTTTGATAAACGAACAGCTAAGTATGGTAAATATATTTCGTGGATTGATGGGCTAGAAAAAACACCTTCTGATTCCAATTGGTATGCAAGTGATTTTATAAATGTTCTTTCAAGACAAGCATATACAATTGCTAAAATGAATCAATTGGCTTTTTATAACGCAAATAAAGAATATATATCTGGTGTAGATAATGGTAGTAATTCAGCCTTTACTGTAACTACTCCAGAAGGATGCGCCTATATTCGTTTAACAACAAGGGGAGATTTAATTGATCTTCAGCAAGTAGAGTTGGGTACGCAATCAACGGAATACACACCACACCTTTTCCTAGATGTTGAAACGTTACCTTTTCCACCGATTGAAGGTGAAAATGGGCGGAACTTATTTAACAAAGCGAAAATAACACCAGGAAAATATGTAAGATGGGATAGTGGAACTATTGGAAGTAATGAGAATTACTCCTTAAGTGAATATATGCCCGCAATTGCTAACACTTCATACGCCGTAAATTTTGGAGATCAATTAGCTTTCTTTGATATAAATAAGAATTATTTGGGTGGAGTAAATAATAATAACAATCCTGATCAATCAGCTACGTTTGTTACACCTGGAAATACAAGATATATACTTATGTCAATTCCTAATGCTAAAGTGGATACCGCACAATTGGAACTTGGGACTAAATCAACAGATTATGAAGAATATAAAGTAGTATTACCTACTAAATATTTTGATGTTGATACAATGAAAGCAATAGAAAATGCAAAACTATTACCAGATAACCAGTACAAAACAATACAGTCTATTTTCCGGAGATTGTGGAATACCTCCGGACTAAAAATAAAATTCATAGGCGACTCTATCACACAAGGTGTAGGAGGAACGGGCTATGCACAAGATGGAGAAGTAATCTTTGAACCTTTTAGAGTAAATACAAAAGGTTATTGTTGGGCTAACTTACTCAAAAATTACTTGGAATCTAAGTTTAATTGTACAGTGAAAAACTGGGGTACAAGTGGTAGAACTTCATATGATTTGTTGCAACATATAACCAGGCTTATAGAATCAGATGACGATATTATTATTTGTATGATTGGTACAAATAACAGAAACAATGAATATCGGGATGGAGTACTTAATTCACAAGAAGGTTTGTACAATGATCTGATAGCTATTGCAGATTATGTCAAAGGACTAGGGAAAGAAATCATATTTATGAGTTCTGTACCAGCGTCTATTGCCAATGAAACAGATGATAAACTATTCCATATGGAAGATGTAGACACAATCATAATGTCTGCTGCAGCTCATTACAATATGGAATATATCAGCTTGTATAAAAAAATGTTGAACTATTGTGAAATGAAAGATGTAACAATAGATTCATTTCTCGATGATGGTCTTCATCCAAATGATGAAGGCTATTTAGTTATGTTTAATTTTGTTTGTGATGCATTGGGAATCGGTAGAAAACGAGCAGATGCTACTTGGTAATAGGAAGGGAGATAACCTATGCTAACAGTAAAAAATCTTCAATTAGAACAAGTTGGTGTACTCGAAAATGCATATGGGTTAAGTTATGAAAAGAAGCGTAATGAGATATGGAACGCTTCTTTTTCTTTGCCATTGAATGACATAAAGAATAAATATTGCAATCTCCTTCATTTCATCGAAGTTGTGGATGAATATATTGACGATGATGGAATTGAAAGAAGCGACTATATTGGTTTGTTTAGAATTGTTCCAAAACGAACTGTTAAAAATGAAAGCAATAAAGAAATTACTTATGCGTTAGAACATGTTCTTGCAACTTTGTTAGATAAAATGATATTTGGATATAGACAAACAACGAATATTACAACACGTGAAAATTTACAATACCTCATAGATCAACAGGAAATTAATCATTGGAAACTTGGAACGGTAGCATTCACAAGATATTTCTCCTATAAGTGGGAAAACTCAAATTTACTATCATGTATTTTTAGTATTCCTCAGCCTTTTGATGTCGATTACCAATGGACATGGGATACACAATCCTACCCATGGACACTAAATTTAGTCGAGCCAGAAACAAAGCCTACAGGTGAGATTAGAGAGAAGTACAACTTACTAGGTATTGAATTAGAAGAAGACCCAAGAAGTATTTTTAATCGTATCTATCCGTTGGGGTATGGGGAAGGCGATAACCAATTAACCATTAAATCAGTAAACAATGGCATCCCTTATGTAGAAGATGAGGCATCTATAAAAGAATACGGACCAAGAGAATATATTTGGGCTGATAAACGTTTCGAGGATGCTACTAGCTTGAAAGCCAGTACTCTTGGGCTCTTGAAAGAATGGAAAAGACCTAAAGCATCATGGAGTATCAGTGCTGCAGAATTATCAAGATTAACAGGTCTTCCTAAAGATAAGTTTAGATTAGGAAAAGTTGTGAGGATTATAGACGAAGACTTTCCAAAAATAGAGCTAAGAATCAATAAGGAAAGTAAAGAAGACGTAAAAGGACAGCCGTGGAACGTCCAATTAGAACTAGGCGACCTCAAAGCAGACTTAGCTACTACTCAAGCCGATACAGAGCGTAGACAGCAGATTAACGAGCTCTATGCACAGGGTGCTACTAATATATCAAACTACTCATATAACGATAACGCAGACAGTGAAAACCCAGCAGAAATCCTTGTCTATGTTCCTGACGAGATTGTTCGTTTAAACAAAGCTATTCTTTCTTATAAGACAGATAAATTTAGAGCTTATGAACGTGCAATTAAAGGCGGTGGAGCTGTTGTTGATACTACTAGTTCTGGAGGTGGAACGACTGCCACAAGCAGCAGTGGTGGTGGGGTTAGTAAGTCTACAGCGAGCGGTGGCGGTACCGTAGAGTCTTCTAGTGCAGGAGGGGATCACAACCATTTAATCCTTAAACAGGTTGATATTACAGGTCCTGTTCAACCTACTAGATATCAAGGAGCTGCGGGGGGCGGAGTAATTGAAGTAAATGGAAGCGGTGGTGATATATACACTGCTGGATCTTCCGGAAATCATACTCATAGTGTTCCCGTACCTAATCACACACATGAATTTAATATACCTAATCATACTCACGATGTGATTATACCAAACCATGTGCATAAAATTACGTTACCTAATCATACACACGCAATAGAATTTGGCATATTTAAGCTCGATGAATTACCGTCTAAAGTAACCATATCCGTGGATGGAAATACGCTGCCTAACACATCGCTAAATGGTGACAATATAAACTTAATCCCGTATTTATCAAAAGACTCCAGCGGTAAAGTAAATCGTGGCTGGCACACAATAGCAATTACACCGAATGACTTAGGCAGAATAAACGCTCAAATATATACACAATTTTTTATTCAAAGTAGAGGGGAAGGCGAGTATTAATGAATAGAATTAAGAAGTGGATTATTAAGAAACTAGTAGGGAAAACACCTGTAATCATGAATGTGACTTTAGTTCTAGACCAACCTATAATGGGCGGTAAATCTGAGGGGATTTTTGAAGATAGTTATATTAAATATTCTAAAAGATGTTTGGAGGAATTGGGCTATGAAGTTGAAAATTAAAACACATAGCGGCGGTGAATTTGAAACAGAAGTTGAGGAATATAACCCAGTTGAGATTAATGATCAAATTAACAATAGCGATATACTTACCATTTTAATTGGTGATAAAATATTCTCTCGCATTGATGTTAAAAACGTTATTCCTATTAATCAAGAAAACTAATTTACTATTTAAACCCTGGACGTTATAATAAAAGAAATTATGGGTATAAATGGTTTTTATACCGACGAGGGGGTTGCGCTATGAAAAAACTATTGTCATTTGTTTTAATAGGGTCAATTTTGTTATCAGCCTGCGGGAAAGATGATAGTATTCCTAAACCAGGTGATCCGGATTTTATAGGACCGTTAGAAGCTCCAGAGGATGAGGTAACTGAATAAAATTTTAGAAACTGAAGACCTAATTCGGGTCTTTTTTTTATGTCCTTTTAAGGAGGTGAGTCCATGATTACAGAGAGAAAAGGGGGATGGGAAAATGACAGCGGGAGTGGAGGTGTCAAATAAAAATATGGAGTCTATAGTTCAGGACCACGAGAAGCGCATCTTAGCGCTAGAGCAAAACTATAGTGAAGTAAAGAAAGAATTAACGATTGTCCAGACTTCTCAGTCCGAAATCAAAGGTACGTTAATTGAAGAAGGAGTAAAGCAAAGAGAATTGATTAATAAACAAAGAGAAGAGATAGAGAGTCAACGTAAAGAACAAAAGGATTTAATGCAGCAACTCATAACTCATACTCTAGGTATAAAGCAAAATAACAACAAAAATATTTGGAAATTAGCTCTTGCCTTTGCTGGTGGCGGGGGCTTTCTTTATGCAGTTGTTGATTTAATCGCAAAAAATTTATAGGAGCGTGTTAGAAATGGACAAAGGTACTTTAATTAGAACAATTGTATTATTTATTGCTTTAGTGAATCAATTTTTAGTTAGTTTTGGGCTTTATGAAATACCAGGTACAGCGGAGGAACAAACAGCATTTATTTCCGCAGTATTTACGTTTGTAACAGCTGTAATTGCTTGGTTTAAAAACAATTATGTGACTGCAAGAGGTAAAAAGCAAAAAGATTTATTAGTTGCTCATAACCTAGCTAAAAATCAATCAAAAACAAAGTAAGAATAGCTTAACGGCTGTTCTTTTTTTATTGGAGTGATATCAATGTTAAAACAATGGTTGCTAATCTTATCATTGGTCTTTAAAGCGAAAGAAGATTCGGACATTATGGATGAAAAATATTAAGGAGTGTGGATAATATGAGTTTGAAAACTTTACAAGATAAAGCTATTAAACGTATGGGTTCTGGAATGAAAGCAATTGTTGTAACAAAAGTATTAGAGATCATTAAAGAAGCGTATGATGAAGGAATTTACGTTCTAATTACAGATGGTTATCGATCAAACGCTGAACAAGATGCGTTATATGCCCAAGGCAGAACTAAGCCGGGCCCGATTGTTACAAATGCAAAGGGTGGACAATCTAATCATAATTTTGGTATTGCGGTAGACTTTTGTTTAACTAACAAAGAAGGTACAGCTGCATACTGGACGGTTAATAAAGACTGGAAACGTGTTGCAGCTATTGCAAAATCAAAAGGATTCGAATGGGGTGGAGACTGGACTAGCTTTAAAGATAATCCTCATTTGGAGTACACTGGCAAAATAACGGTGGTACCAGAAGAAACCAAAGTTGGTTCAGAGATTGTTACTACTCCATCTGTATTAGAAAAAGGAGATAAAGGAACTGCCGTTAAAAAGTTGCAACAAAAACTAATTGATAAAGGTTTTAAACTAACGAAATACGGAGCAGACGGACATTATGGAGATGAGACAGTTAATGCAGTCAAAGCTTTTCAGAAAGCTGTAAAAATAACAGTAGATGGCGTATATGGTCCTGTCACAGCTAAAAAGTTAGACGAATATAAGAAGCCATCCACATCGAATAAAGCGAATAGTGAAGCTATAGTACCTTATCCAGGGCATTTAATAAAAGTTGGAAGTAAAGGTAAAGATGTGGAGCGTATTCAACGTGCGGTAGGAGTAACAGCAGATGGAATCTTTGGTAATGCTACTAAAAAAGCTGTACAAGCATATCAAAAACGACATGGATTAGACGTAGATGGCATTGTTGGTAAAAACACTTGGAATAAGATGTTTTAAATTATGTAATATTTAATTAAAGTAAAAAGGACAGGTATATAGTTCCTGTCCTTTTCTAACGTATAAAATAGCGAATATAATATTAGCGAATTTATAAGCGAATATTAAGTAGTTACATAATATACCAAATAGAATGAGAACGTCAAGCAGAACACAAAAAAATTATTCAGCTTCTGTAGCTGCAATTTGTGTACTTGTATTTAATTGAAGTAGTGCATGCCCTTTTTCTGAAACTTTTATACTGTTTTTAACCTGTCCATTTTTTAGCTTTTTGTTACTATCTTCAATATAATTTTGAATTTGTAACAACTCGATTAAGTCACTAGCTGTTAATTCAGGAATCTCAAGTAATTTTGAGAATTGTCCTTTTAAATAAGGAGCTCCTAGAAATTTTATACCTTCTGCTTCATATTTACTTTCCCAATCAACAATAATTTGTAAACCAGGGATGATATAGTCATTTACATTATAAATTTTTCTTTCTATGTTTAGAAAGTCACTTAAGTCTTCTGAATGATGTACGTAATTACTCATTTCAACATATTTGGGAGCAGCATCGGAAAGATAAAATAATTCAACTCTTTTCCCTTTATACATCATTCTACTCATAATAGGTATCATATCGCTGTCAGCAGTAACAAATACATAACAAGTTATACCTGGATCTTTATATGTATTTTCTATTGCATCAATGCAAAGTTCTATGTCCGAAGAGTTTTTTCTATTTTCTCCTTCTTTTCCATTCGAATAAACATGTCTAATTTGAACCCTGTTCTTTTGAAGGTTGGTTAGGCTAGTTCTAATCTTTTGAAAATCGGCGTATACTCGAAATGTTCTTACATGATCTTGACCATACCTTTTCCACAATTGATGGAATAGATTTTTCTCTAAATCCTCATGATCAGGATCATGGTTGAAGATTTTTTTCAATGTCCAATATACATTGTCATAGTCAACGAATATTGCAACATTATCAAGTAAATCTACATGGTTTAAAGCTCTAACGGTTTCTTCTGTAGATTTTCCAATTATATCGAAGAATAAACCGATTGATTCCTCAAATTCCTTATCTTGATTAGTAGGTTTTACTATTGTTGTAGATTTAGTCTTTTTGGGACTTGACATAATTTTCTCCTTTCTTACAATTAATATCATAATTTTACAATTTTATCTAACTGTGAAACAAGTAATTTATGAATTTTTTTTTGAAACTAAGAGTATTTTTATAAAGAATCGCTTTCTAACAAAAAATGTTTATGGCTGTCTAACTTTTTATTTTGTATAATCTGTGAACAAACAGGAAATTCCCTTCAAAATAAAGAAACCTCCTTAGTATGAAAGGAGGGATAAAATGACCGACTTTGAAATATTGTTGCAGCTTAATGAACAGTATGAATCCGCGAAAGACTCCACAGACCTTAAACTTATTATCGATACCTTCTTAAATAACTTTCCTATTGATCTAAATAACGATGTAAAAAATAATGATTAAGTAGCTTTTCAGTGTTATTCCTTAGATTATGGTTGAAATAACGATGTACTTCATGGTAACCATTGAAATAGAAATTGTATTCAGTAAATACTCCATCGTTTTCACCTTTCACTAGTTTCCACTTATTTTTGTACATCTTGGTTTTATTTTCTCTCATATCCTTCTGAACTTTTTTCATCGTGTGCTCGATTAGATTAAGGTAAACTTGGTTGAGTTTAAACGGAGCAGTCTCAGCTACCTTAAAATCACGATCCAATATGGTCAGTAACATCGGAAAATATATAGCATTGTCGAATATGTTTCTTTCTTCTTCAGATAGTCTACTCATAACAATCTGCTCCATTAGGCTTTTTCTACGTCCACGAGTTTTTTAAAAGAGACGTAATGGATTTTGTTCTGATTGTCTTGTATGCGTAAATGGTTATTTAGATAATCAATATAAACAGTTCGGCCAATCAAAGTGTTTATGTACCCATTGTTAAATAAGCTGAATTTAAGCAGTTGATTATATTCCATTGCTTCATGTATTAGTATGTCTATATCGTTTAATTTATCCCCATCTAAAATAGGTTGATCTATTTTGTTTTGGTTTTCAAATTCAGCCTTAACAAGGCTTATGTGTTCTGGCAAAAAGAATCCTTGCCATTTTTTCGTCCCGCGATCTTTTAGCATTATATCCACATCTCCTTTTCGATAGGATAATTATATACGAACGAATGTTCTAAATCAATATTGTTTTAGAACGAATGTTCGTATATAATTTATGACAAAGGAGAGATATTATGCGTACAAATACACTTACAACAAGAGAAAATGATGTTTTATTAGCAATTGAGGACTTTATAAAAGAAAATCGGTTTTCTCCCTCTCAAAGAGAATTGGCAGTAATGCTAAAATGGAAATCGGTATCTACTGCTAACCAGTATCTAAATCAGCTGAAGAAGGCTGGATATGTAACTTGGGATGAAGGTTGCCCGAGAACTTTACGATTAATAAGAAAAGCCCAACTCGTATGAGAAGGGCTTTTCTTATGTTAAATATTTTGGACATAAAACGGTAATAGCGGTCATACCATTTAATAAAGAACCGGGAGGGAGGTGTAGCAATGAGTAAAAATAAGTTTCCTAAGTCAGTCTCTTTTAATGTGACCAATGAAGAAGACGTAAAGATACTTAAGCATGTGGAGGATATCAATTTTAGTGGCTATGTTAAACGGCTGATTTTAGCCGATATGCAGAAGCAGGAACAGGCTCTTAAGATTGTAAAAAAGAGTGAGGGAGGGGGCATCAAAATAGTTGTGGGGAGGTAATACCCCTCCTCCCTTTAAGATCCGATTGTTACAGTGTAACACGGTCGACACTGTCAATTGTCATGACGTTTGGAAGGGAGGTTGCTGAAAATGATAGAAGGGAAAGGATTAGGAGGAAAGAAAGTTAATCGAGTTGGCATATCGTTAACGAATAAGGACAGCTCAAAATTAAACAAGCTGGCCACTTCATGTAATATGAAACCTACTACGCTTGCAGGACTCATTATTGAAAAATGCCTAAACAATCCACAATTCGTTGCTCAGCTGCAGGAAGAATTTTGTATCCAAAAAGCATATAAGGTGCTTTTAATTAAAGACTTCAAGACTGGCGAATACAACTATGTGTTAAGTGGAAGGAATGATCTATAATGATGGATTGGACTGGATTCTTTGTAGGCAGCATTACTACAATGATGATCTATGCTTTCTATACTATGGGAAAAGAAAGTGAGGAAGATGAGTTAGAAGTTGAAGCTGCAGAAGGAGAAGTTGAGGTCCATGACTTTCAAGCAAGACATGTAACGATGTCCTGCCAGACCTGCAGAAAATTAAAACGCCATAAAGAGATTGAACCTAACCTATATCAATGTGTAAAATGTAAAAGACATGTTGATCTAAGAGCCTCGTAATTACCTCTAAAATAACTTATGCATTCATAACCAGCCGTTTG